GTGCGGCCATCGCGAATGCAGCGCTCTTGGCCATCTGCTCGACGACCGCCGCGGCGATGCGCTTGATGTCCTCCGGCGTCAGCGTGACGGCGGGTAGGATCTGCGGCGTCGACCACGCGCCGTGGAACAGCATCATTCCGCCGCCACCGCGCCCATTGCACCAGGCGCAGGTGCAGTCGACGATCATCGCGCAACCTCGAACACGACGTGCCGCGACTCCAGGTACTCGCGCGCGTTGGCCGCGCCCGTCGCCTCCTGCCCCTCGGCGTGGATGCCGACGAGTTGCGCCGCGCGTCGCGCCAGATCGAGCCCGACGGACTGCACGGCGCACGCCCCGGCGTCTTCGCCAACGGTCAGGATCGCGTCGAGTTGGTCGCGCCATGACGGCGTGTCACCGGTCAAGATCGTTTCGACGGCAGGTGCCAGATCCGCGGCGAGGTCGGCGACACCGTCACGCGCGCAGTTGACGATCGAGACCTTGGCCGACTGTGCCGCCGGCGTGCGACACGATGACAGCAGCGCCGCGGCACCGAGCGCGATCGCGACCATCACGACGAGCCGCGCGAAGCCGCCCTGTGACTCTCGCGGCGGCGCCGGTTCGCCGTCGGGCAGCCGGAACACGACGAGCGCGACGGACACGGCGACCGAGCCGAGGATCTGCGGGTCGACCGAGCCGAGCTTGATCAGCATGGCTAGCGTCGCACCGCCGATGCCGATCGCCGCGGCGAGGTACACGGCGAACGCGCCGATCCCCGTCATCGACCAGCGCCGCGCCGCGAACCGGAGCGCCGAGAACGAGCCGGCGAACAGCGCGAGCCCGAGCGCGACCCACTGTCCGCCACGGTACAGCGTCACGACGTCCTGGCCGTACGCCGCGGGGTCCGTGGTCGGATCGTGCGCCGCTGCGATCGCCGCGCGCCCGTCGGCGACGCCGTCGGCCCAGGCGTGGCACATCAGCACGGACAGCAGCAGGCAGAGCACCAGCGTCGACGTGACGACGGCGGCCGAGAAGCGGAGTGCGGATCGGGTCTTGACGGTCATGGCGGCGGATCTCCCTGGCGGCCCCGGAACGTCCAGAGCCGTTGCAACTGGTCAGTGATGCGCTCGACGCTGTGCTCGAGCTGCTCGAGTCGCTGCTCGTCGCGGCCGGCCTTCTCGCCGCTCGCGCGCGTTGCCGTGTATGCGGTCCAGAGCGCGCCCATCGCGGCCGTTGCGACCGCGGCGACGACGGCCATCAGGATCTTGCGGCTGCCCTCTAGCGACTCGATCCGGTTTGCCGTCGACGACTGCGCCGATTCCAGGACGCGCATCTTTCCGTGCATCGACTCCATCGCGTCGAGCGCGGTCCGCTGGCGCACGGCCAGCTTTGCGATCTGGACGCGGTCGTCAACGACGGCTTCCGGATCGCTGTCTGGTTCGCGGCGCGCCATGGCCTACTGATTCCACCCCGAACTCACCGGAGATAGACACCCGACCGAGCCGAGTAGGTTCTCGGTGATGCGGACACCGGCCGACATCAGGTTGGCGCAGAGCACGCCGGTCGAGAATCCGCGGCCAACGTTGCCCATCACGAGCACGCGGCCCATGGCGTTGACCGTCGACGCGGCCAAATAGATAGCAGCGCCTGTTCCACCGGTCGTCGACTCGATCACGTTGCCCTCGACGGCGACGACGTCGGGGCCGCGGATCGTCGCGCCGAGCTTGATCGCGTACGTCCACGACGTGGTGATCACGTTGCCGCGGATCGTCGACATCTGGAGCCCGTCCGTCTCGATCGCGAAGCCCGCCGTCGACTGCTCGATCACGTTGTCGGCGAGTAGGGCGCGCGACGGACACAGGCCCTGGTTGCAGACGACCCGGAGCGCGGTACCAGCGACGCCAGCGGGCCGCACAATCAGGTTGCCGAACACGCGCAGCCCGACCGAGTCGCGGATCACCTCGAGCGTACTTGTCGCAGACGACGACGACCCGACGATCACGTTGCCTGTGAACGTCACGCCCGAGGCGCGCACGGCCTGGACGTTGCCGCCAAGGATCATCATCCCGACGAACGTGGACCGGTTCGTTCCGCCAGAGTCGGACATCGTCAGCGCCCGCGCCGAGCTCGTGTGCAGCAAAACCGCGCCGCTCCAGGCCAGTATCGTCGGACCCGGGCTGGTCGGCTCATAGTCGATCTCGCTACCCGTGCGCGCATTGAGCACGACGCCGGTAACGACGCCCGAGGCGACTCCGTGCTGGATTGCGATCGCCGACCGCTCGCAGCCGAGCGCGACGACGTCGCTGATGACGAGCCCGGTGATGTCGGCCGTGTTCCCTAGGAGCTGGATGCAGTCGCCGCCGCCGACCGATCCGGGCCCGAGCGCAAGCCGCTCGAGGCGCGAACCGTCGCTCTGGTTGACTCGAACCAGGTGGTTCTGTCCTGCTGGGTCTGGATTCGTGATCGACTGAGTGACCGCTAGGTCGCTGAGCACACCGCCCTGGACCGTCACGCCGAACCACGTTCCGGCGTGCGCGTCGCCGCTCATCCGCAGCACCGTCGCCGGTCCGGTTCCGCGAACGATCTGCCCAGGCCCGACCGTCACTGACCCCGACGAGTACGCGTAGCCGAGATCCCAGACGCCAGGTCCGAGACATACCTCACCGGTCGCCGCGAGCGCCTCGCGAATCTCCGGCGCGTCGTCGACGCCGTCATTCGGGACCGCGCCGAACATGACCGGGTCGGCGCACTCTGCGCGCGCCGTGGAGGACAGAGCGACGACGGCGAGCAGCGCGACGAGAGCGATCCGCATTCCGCACCGCTAGCACGCACGCGCCGGAGCCGGTCACCGCGTCAGCCCGGCGATGTCCGCGGCCTGCTTCGCCAGCGACGCGATCGTCTTCCACTTACCGATCGCGCGCGTCTCGTTCACGCGCTTCAGGTCGCGCACCAGCAGGCGATGCGCGTCGACGAGCGACTGAGCAACCTCGGGAATTCGCGCCAGCTGCTCGGGGCCTTGCAGCGCCGGAACCAGGTTGCGCAGGCGCTCGAACATCGGCAGCAGCGCCGATAGCCCGCCGACGAACGTCGACGGGTCGAGCCGGTTCTTGGCGACGTTGACGGTCCAGGTTGCGTCGCGCTGAGCGTTGACCGTGATCGACTCGGCGAGGCGGCCAGAGTCGTTGAACAGGCGGTCCGTCTGGTGCGGCGTCGTCGGTCCGGTGCGCCCGCCCGAGTAGCGCGCCGTCTCGTATCGATCGCCGGCGGCCAGTGCACGCCTGGCCTGCTCGCGGCGGGCGCGCGTCGACGGCTTCGCGAACTCGCCGATGTCGCGGATGCCCTTGCGGATGGCCTCGGCGATCGCTTCGGCCGGCCCCTTGCCGAGCGCGTTCGCGTCGAAGTTGTGAATGATCGGCTCGGCGTTGATCGTGACGGTGTAGCGGCTTGACGTGCCCTTGCTCGTCGTGCGGCGACGCTCGGCCAGGCCGAAGTCGTTCAGCACGATCGTCTCCTGGAGAATGCCGCTGTTGGTCGTCATGGGCCAAACGTGACCGATTCCGGGCGATTTCGGGTACGGCGAGAGGCGATGCGCTGGATCCCTCTCCGCGACTCCGCCGACGGCCCGTCGCACCGCTGCGTCGCGCACTCGGTCGAGTTCCGCTTGCCGGCCACGTGCAGCAAGTGCGACGAGGAGCGCAAGACGAAGTCGGCCGAGCAGATCGAGCGCGAAGATCGTGAGTCGGCGGCGACCGGCGTGCTGCCGTACGTCCCGGGGCTACCGACGTCGATCGAGGACGAGTTGAAGCTTCGCGAGATGGCCGCGTGGTTCTTGCGCAAGGCGCGCTCGAGCGGCGGCGCGTCGAAGGGTCACAACAGCGATGGTCGGTTCGCGGCGCGCGTGAAGTACGCCGAGTTGGCGCTTCGGGCTCACACCGCCGCAGCGGCGATGGCCGAGCGCCGCGAGCAGAACTACCACGACGAGCGGCGCACGCTCGAACTCAAGGAGCTGAAGGCGGCCCGGAAGGGACGCTGATTGTCGCGAGCCTCGCCATGGAACGCACGGCGCATACGACGAGAGCAGGAACAGATCCTCGGCGGACCGGACAGGTTCGTCGACTTCGGGATCGTGCTGCTCACCGTCGTGCAGGATCTGGAGAACGGCCGCGAGCTGATTCCCGGGGCGCCGCGGATGCGCGTGATCGACGAGCACACGTTCGGCGGCATGGTCGATCGCCAGTCGATGGCCGTCTGTGGACCGTCCGAGTCGCCGGTCGTCTGGCACGTCTCGGCGGACCAGGCGCGGTTGATCATGCACCAGGAGCCACTGGCCGACCGCATGCTCGTCTACGGCTCGGAGGGCGGCGGCAAGTCGGTGACGCTCGCGATGTGGTGCGCGCTGCGAGCCGTGGAGTTCACGGGCGCCTATCCGCGTCGCGAGATCGGCATTACCGCGCCTACGGGGCCGCGACTCAAGATGATGCACCAGACCATGTCGCAGTGGTGGCCCGGTGCGTGGCACACATGGGTCGAGCGCGAGGGCTGCTTCTTCCTCGCGAACGGCGTGACGGTGCGCCTGATCTCGACGCACCAGGTCTCGGCGCGCGAGGGATCGCGGATCCAGGGCTACAACTGGTCGGCGGCGGGGTCTGACGAGATGCAGGACTCGATCGACCGAGACGCCGACATCGAGGCGCGCTTGCGCTCGGCGCCCGGCGGACGCCCGAAACGGCTCGCCACGGCCACGGCGAAGGACTCGAGCGACTGGCGCGCGTGGCGTGACGCTGCGATGGCCACCGGGCTGTGGCAGCGGTCCGATCTGATCGCGAACCGCTCGCCGTTCATCTACCCGTCGTACATCGATCAGCTTCGCCGCACGCTGACGAAGCGCGAGTTCGACCGCCGGCAGGGCGCGCAGGACGTGCCGCCGGAGCGGATGGTCTACACGTCGTGGTCGCGTCCCGACAACATCCGAGCGCGACCGCGCGGCGAACACTCGGCGACGACTGTCCTAGACCGATCGGGTGGACCGTTCGGCATGCTGATCGGTCACGACCCGGGCCGTCGCTACCGCTACTCGGTGTTCTTGCTGCCGTACCTGGCCCGCGGCGACGACAGGCCGCATTGGTGGGTCGTCGACGAGGTCTGGAACGATACAGGCACCGTCGAGGATCACGTGGTCGCCGTGCTCGCGAAGCTGCGCGAGCGGTGGGCCTGCAACGTCGTCGATCGGTTCGGACGGCTGCCCGATCACGCGCTCCGCGCGCTGGTCCGCACCGACATCTACACCGACAACGGCCACGACGAGAAGCACCCTGACCGGTCCGTCTACGCACTGTTCCGCAAGCACGGCATCAGCATCCTGCCGGCGCTCCAGCGCGCCGCCGCCAACGGCCAGATGGTGCCGTCGCAGATCCCGAAGAACGCGCGCATCGACATGCTGAACACGCTGTTCGAGAAGCGGCGCCTGCTCGTCGACGTCGACGACATGGGCCGGCCCGTCGCGCCCAAGCTCGTCGCTGCGATCGAGTCGCTCGAGCGCGACCCCGACGGGCGAGCCGAGACCGCGAAGAAGGGCCCGCTCGATCAGAGCCACTTTGCCGCCGCGCTCGGCTACGGCCTGTACAGCCTCGAGCGTGCGCGCGTCACCGACCGCGTCCACCTGGAGAGTGTCCCATGAGCATTTCGATCTTCGACGCCCTCGCGACGCTCCCATCCGGCATGCGCTCGACGCGGCTTGCGCCCGATCAGCTTGCGCGCTACCTGCGGGACAACTGCGACCGCGAGGAGGATCGCGATCGCGAGCGACGCCATGCGCTGCGCGACGAGATGTACCGAGACGGCGGGTGCGAACACATGCGGTCCGTCATCAGCGACGTGTTCGAGGATCCGAAGGTCGCCGAGCGGCGCAAGAAGTGGATCGACAAGGCCCGCTTCAATAACCCTCTCAAGCGGATCGTGAACGAACTGTCGACGGTCTACCAGCGCGAGGCCCGCCGGTTCGTTGCCGGCGAGCGCGATCAGTTCACGTATCGCGAACTGCTCGACGCGGTGAGCTTCGACGAGTCGATGTTGCTCGCCTCGCGCATGCTCACGCTGCACCGGGCGATCCTGGTCGGGTTCCGTGCCGTCGTGCGCGCTGACGGCACGAAGGATCCGGTGCTCGAGATCCTGACGCCGTCGGTGTTCCGGCCCGTACTGGACCCGAACGACGGTCGCCACGTCCTGGGATGGCTGGTCAAGTGCCACGTCCGCCTGGCCGGCGACGCCGCAATCACGCTGCCGGCGAGCGCGGTGCCGCATTGGGTTCTCTGGACGACCCACGAGGTCATGCAACTGACCGGCGACTTCGAGGTCATCGATGGAAGCTACACGGTCCATGGCCTCACCGACGAGGACGGCAAGGCCGTGTCGCCGTACGTCGCGGTGACGGCGGGTCCGCCACAGGCCGGATTCTGGTGCGGCCACGAGGGCGAGGACCTGGTCGCGGCGCGCGTGTCGGTCTGGGTCGCGAACATCTTCATGCTCAAGGAGACCAAGAGCGCAACGAAGATGCCGATCATGGCCGGCGACGTCTCGCGCGCGGCCCGCAACCAGTCGATCGACACCGAGGATCTGATCGAGGTCCCGGACGGCGCCTCGTTCACGACCGTCGACACGTCAATGGATCTGTCGACATATCGCGACGTCGCGAACCACGTGACCGACTCGACCGGCGCCAACTACGGCCTGACGCCGACGCTGATGAACAACGAAGGCGTGCAGTCGGCCGACGCACGCGACCTGATGCGGATCCCGCTGAACGAGCTGCGCGACCAGCAGAAGATCGCCTGGCGCAAGGCCGAGCGTCGGATCTGCGTCGTCATGTCGGCGGTGACGCGGAAGGAGCTGCCCGAGTACGCGTTCAGCGCGGCCGGCTTCCGCGCCGACTTCGCCGAGGGCGCGACGCCGCTTGGCGAGAAGGACGAGTTCGCGCTATTTCAGGCCAAGATGTCGGCCGGCATCGACTGCCGCAGCGACTACCTGATCCGCAAGAACCCGGATCTCACGTACGAGGGCGCGATCGCCCACATCGAGCGGTGCATCGACGACAACACGAGCGCCCAGGCACTCATGCGTCCGATGAACGCGATCAGCGGCGCCGACCTGGGCGGCGATCCAGCGCTCGTCGCCCAGCGCCAGGCCGAGATGGCTCGAGCTGAGGCAGCCGCGAACGCCGAGGCACAGCTGCTCGACAGCGGCGCCGAGAACGACCCGAACGACGTCAAGTCGTGACCCGTTCCGCCGGTCGCGTGATAGCGACTGGCTATCAGTGCCGCCGACTGCGAAGGGCGAGTCCACGTGATGGCGACGCCGGCCCGCCGGGCGAACCAAGGACAGGAGCCAAATGCTTCGACGCATGCTGATGAACGCCGTCGGCGACAATCTGTCGTCGACCATCGCCCCGGCGCCAGCCGAGGCGCCAGCGACCGCGCCAAGTGCGCCGGCGAATCCCCCGCTGACCGCAACGGCCATTGCCGAGGCGCTCAAGGCGGATCCGAGCCTGCACAACGCGGTCATGGCGACTCTGCGGCGAGGCGGAGCGATGTCGGCTGCCAAGGCCGAGCCGGTCAATGCGACCACGCCAGCACCCGCACCGACGAGCACGGAACCGGCCCGCCCGGTGAACGTCCTCGCCGAACTGCAGCGCCTCCGCGCACTCGACCAGGCCCGCGCCTCCGCTGGAGTCAACGCGACTCCGGCCCAGGTCGCGATCATGGAAGAGGCGTTCGCGGCCAAGAATCCGCCCGACGCTGCTGCCTGGGCCGCTGACTACGTCGCCGTCATGTTCGCAGGCATGAAGCCTCCTGCCGCTGCTGCCACGCAACCCGTATCGCAGCCGGCAGCCGCACCCGTTCCCGTTCCGACTCCTGCACCGACCAACGCCACCAACGTCCCGACGCCGCCGGCGCCGGTAGTCGACCAGAGTACCCGTCCGATCCTCAGTCTCAACGAGGCTGAGCGGTACGAGCTCCAGCGACGCATCGGACCGTCGGAGTTCACAAAGCGCCTGATGGCGGAGATGCGGTCGGTCAAGATCTCGGTCCGGTAACCGCGGCGCGCTGGCCAGGAGCAATTCCCATGGCCAACGAAACCACGACCTCCACTCTCGACGACATCACCAACGCCTCGCTGGTCCTGCCGCTGATCATCAACGCGCTGTCGGAGAAGCCCGGCCTCGCGATCGCGGCGTGCCGCGAGTTCGATCTTACCCAGGGCTTCGCCTCGAACGTGGTCAAGCTGCCCGTCGAGACGTCCTGGTGGGGCACGCCGTACGACCGCGGCGCCTCGATCGACACCGAGCTGGACGCGACGCAGGGCACCGCCCTGTCGAACACCGCGTTCTCGACCGGCGTCGTCACGCTGACCTGCGCCGAGTACGGCGTGGCCGCGGCGCTCACCGACAACGTCGCCGAGGACTCGGCGATCAGCGGCTCGGAGCTGCTCACCCGCTTCATGGGCCGCATGCTCCACGCGCTGACGCTGGCGCTCGACGACGACTACTGCGCGTTGTTCGCCAGCCTGTCGAACTCGGTGGGCACGTCCGGCGCGGACCTGACCGTCGCGCAGGCGCTCGCCGCGAACCAGGGCATCCGGCGCCGCGGCGCGATGGCGGATCGCCTCTGGTACATCCTCGACCAGCAGCAGGTCGACGACCTCCAGAACGCGCTGATCGCTGGCAACGCGGCGGCGGCGGTCTACGCGCTGTCGGCCGACCGCATCCTGAACGTGTCGGCCGGCCCGAACAACGGCATCGGCTACGACCGCACCGCGCTCCAGTTCTCGGGCTACCCGGTGATCGGCTCGGGCCTGACCGACTCGGCCAACGCGGGCGCCGACGTCTCGGGTGCGTGCATCGTTCCGACCTCGGCCGCGAACGACGACTCGGGCGCGACGACCCACGGCCTGGCGTGGAAGCGCATGCCCAAGTTCGAGACGCAGCGTCAGGCGAAGGGCCGCTCTACGGACCTGGTCATGACGATGCGCGCCGGCCTCGCCGAGCTTCAGGACGGAGCGGGCACGTCGATCGTCACCGACCTGTGATCCGACCTGAACCGCAACTGACAATCCGCGCCGCCGGTCGCGAACCACCGGCATCCAATTTCTCGAAGGAGCACGCAGTGGCTGACCCGATCCTGTGGACGAACGTTGACGACGAGCGAGAGAAGGGCCCGGCGGCCCCGCGGCGCGTGCTGCGCTATCGCGATGCCGAGACCGGCAAGGTCGTCACGGAGCGCGTCCCCGCGCGATGCAGCGCCAACGATGACTACGGCACGCCGTCGATCCTGACCGGGTACCGCCGGTGGCTGCCGATCATCCGCGAGGACGGGAACGCCGTGCGCGTGCCGCTCACCAACGCCGCAGCTCACGTCGACACGAACACCGGATATGCGCAGCACCAGATCGAGAAGGCCAAGAAGAACGGCGCCTTCCGGTTCGATCAGTGCCCGCTGCCGCAGATCTACGCCGGCACCGCCTGGCGGAACGCGTTCATCGCGCCCGAGGTGCTCGAGGCGCTCGCGAACCGCGAGCCGGCGTGCGACGGCGTCGACGAGCAGCACATGTGCAAGCACGCCAAGGCCGAGCAGCGCGCGCGCCAGGAGCGCCGGCGCGCCGAGGAGCAGGCGCGCGAGCAGAGCCGCATGGACGAGGTCCAGCGCCAGAAGCACGCGCTCGATCAGAAGCTGGTCGCCGCGCTCCAGGAGGGCAACCAGCAGAACGCCGATCTCATCCGCACCATGATGGCGCTGATGCAGACGGCCGGCCTCGTTCCGGCCGCTCCGCAGCCCGCAGGCACGCCTCAGACGCCTGCTCCGGTCCCGAGCGGCGGACAGGGCAAGAAGGGCGGCTGATGCGCCTCCTGAGCGACACCGAGCTTCGCGAGGCCATGGTACGCGACTACGTGCGTGCGTACCGGGCCGCCGGCGTGCGCGAGGACGAGGCCAAGTCGATGGCCGAGTCTCGTGCTGTCACGGAGCTGCTGATCGTTGACGCCGCGAAGCGCGACGGGCTCATCGGCAGCAACCGCGCCGCGAAGGTCGAGACGGCGTCCGCCGAGCCGCAGCCCGACGTGGTCGGCGAGGCATACGCGGCTAACGGTCTGGCGCGCGCGAACGGAACAACGCTGCGCTATCGCGTGATGCACCAGCGACCGCAGCACATCGCCGAGCGGTGGGGCTACGCGTGCGCGCGCATCAACCGCATCCTCGAGGGCGCCGGCGGATCGCCGACGTTCGAGCAGGCGGTGAAGAACGCGACGATCCCGAAGCTGGCGGCCGAATACGCCGACCTGTTCGGCTGGTGGCTCACGATGACCGGCGAGGCGCCGCCTCCTGGCACGCCAGACCGCAACCCGTTCCGGGGAATGTCTGCGAAGGATGCGGCGAGGAAGTTCGTGCGCATGGTCGAGGACATCTGCGACCGAAGCACGGGCGTTCTCGGAGGCTGGTACGTCAAGTGAGAGACCCGGTTCAAGAGATCGTCTTCGGTGTCACGGGCCAGACGATCTGGCTCGAGGCGCTAGAAGGCCGTCCGGCGTCGCTGACGTCCGTGCAGGTGTTCCGCTCGGGGGATAACGACACCGACACGGCACAGGCGGCAACGAGTGCGACGGCGATCGACGCGGCGAACACGTTCACGACCGCGGCCGCCGGATACGACCAGGCCGACCAGACCGCGCTGACCGTCGACGAGGGCGGCGACATCGTCATCGGGCGCGAGTACCTGATCACCGGCGCGGACGGCCTGTATGAGCTGGTGGTGATCGCCTCGAAGTCGCACGGAAGCCTCGTCACGCGCTCGCCGATGATCAACGCGTACGCGACTGGAGCGACGGTGCAGTCGTGCCGCATGACCGCAACCATCGACTCGACGTGGGTCGCGAACACGGCGAACCTGAGCGAGAACCAGTCGCTCGACTGGCGCGGCACCGGAGCGGAGACGGACGTCGACGTCGAGCCGCGATACCGCGCCGTGTTCACCTATGTCATCTCCGATGGCACGACCCGTAAGCGAGAGATCCGCTTCGATCTCGTGCGGTACTCGAGCGGACATCTCGTCTCGCCCGTAGACGTCGACAATCGGTTCCCGGGCTGGCTCGATCGCGTCCCGAACGACTACCGCCGCCAGCAGGGCCGCGGGATCATCGAGGAGGCGTTCCGCGCCGTCCGGCTCGACATGCTTGCTGACGGGAACGCGCCGCGCTGGTTGCGGCGCCAGGACGTGATCGGAGAGCTGGTGATCCAGCGCGCGCAACTGTTCGCGATCGAACTCGCGGTGATGCACGGCAAGATCGACCCGGCATCGCTGGACGCGGCGTCCAAGTCGTATCGCGAGCGGTACGATCAGCTCGTCCGTGGAAAGCACGTCGAGATCGGCTCGACGACGGGCGGGGCCATCGTCGGCGGGCGGACGCACGGTCCGCTGGGGCGGCGATGATCCAGCCTTCTGATGTCAACGAGTTCGGGCTGATCATCGCCAGTGCGTCCGGGGCACCGGGCGCGTCGGTCGGTGCAAGCACAACGCCCGGCAACAACTCTTACGGCTCGTTCACGTCGATCATGTCCGGCGCGACGGTGACCGACGACGTCTACGGTCTGTGGATCATTATCAACACCGGCTTCGTCTCCGGAGCGGCGCGCGACATTCTGATCACGATCGGCTTGGATCCGGCCGGCGGTACGTCGTTCAGCGACTGGATCACGGACCTACTCGGGTCGTGTGCTTCGAACTATGGCGGAGCGACAGCCGCCGGAGGAGTTCAATACTTCTTCCCGCTGTTCATCAAGGCGGGCACCGCGATCGGCGCAAAGTCTTCGGTGAACAACGCGACGGTCGGTACCGTCAGCGTTGGACTGAAGCTGTTGTGCAAGCCGTCGCGCCCCGACCTGCTGCGCCTCGGGACGCAGGTACGGACCTACGGCTCAACCGCGGCGTCAAGCTCGGGAACGGCGGTCACGCCGGGTGGCGCGTCCGAAGGCGCATGGACGTCCATCGGCACCGTCGCGGCTGGCGACCGCCCATGGTTCTGGCAGGTCGGCATCGGCATCAACAACGCGACGATGAACAACAACGGGATGCACGTCGACCTCGGCATCGGCGACGGTTCCAACAAGCGCGTTGTCATTCAAGACGAATTGATCCTGACGAGCACAACCGAAACAATTTCCGCCAGGTACTCGGGAGCTTACGCGAAAGCCTGCCCTGGCGACGTCATCTACGGTCGCGCCCAGGGTACCAGCGCCGTCACTGGAACCTCGCTGATCGCATACGGAGTCATCTGATATGGGCGTTCCAGCGACGATCACGAATAGCTCGGCGTCGATCTCCACGACGGAGATCAGCATCATGACGGGCACGTCCACGCTGACCGCGCAGACCACGCAAGGCGTCGTCCACTGCGTGATCGACTTCGAGAATTCGATCGCTGGCGACGAGTGGGACGTGGTGATGTACGAGGCGCGCGCGTCGGGTCAGACGCAGTTGCCGATCTGGAAGGCCCACATCCGTGGCGTGTCCGATCCGCTGGTCCTGCCGCCGGTGTTCCTCTGCAATGGATGGAACATCACGATCAAGCGTACGGCCGGATCCGACCGCACCATCTACTGGAGCGTCCGGCAGGACGTGGGAGATGTCAACGTGTCGACCTGGCTCGCGTCGACACCGAACGCGCTCAGCTCGGGGCGCGTCGATGCGTCGGTCGGCGCGATGGCCGCAAACACGTTGACCGCGTCGGCGCTGGCGACCGATGCGGTGACGAAGATCGTGACCGGCGTGTGGGCCGCGATCTCCGAGGGCACGGAAACCGTGGCCGACACGATCCGGCTCATCGCGGCGCGTCTGTTCGGTAAGGGCACCGTGCAGGACGGAGACGGCGCCTACACGTTCCGCGACAAGGCGGACACGAAGAACCGGATCGTGATGAGCAGGTCGGGCACGGCGCGCACCGTCAGCACGCGGGACGGCACCTGATGGCTGCCACCGGCATCGACGGCGGCATCGACGGCGGCAACGCGACCGGATCGGGCAGCGGAACGGTCGTCGCCGCGATGGGCACGTCGACCGAGGATGACATCCGCGACCTGACCGCGTCGCTGATCGTTGCGCTCGTGCCGTCGGTCCAGTCCGAGCACCGGTTCCGCGAATTCCGCTATGACATCGGCGACTTCGACGAGCACATGAGCCGGAACAACGACTCGATCCGGCTGTTCTCGTGTAGGGAGTTGCTCGAACCCTACCAGCCGGAGACGACGAACACGGACATCGAGTGGCGACAGGTCGTGATCGAGGTGCTCATCGGCTACCCGCGCACGTTCCGCTACGGCAACGGCCAGGCCGGTGACCGCATGCGCGACGAGGTCATGCGCAGCGACCTGCACCAACTCGAGTCGACGATCGGCCTGCGCGGTTACGGCAATTACAGCGGCGTCGCCGCGATGCTCGTCGGCGAGTCGCGACAGGACGTCCTCGGCATGCGCGACCCCGTCGCCTACCTGCACTTCCGCCTCACCTTCGGCTTCTACAGGAGCATGCCATGAGCTACCCATCAGCCCTCGCGTCGGTCCTCTACTCGCCCGAGTCGTCGTGGGCCGAGACCTCGACGACGTTCTCGACGCGGCTCCCCGTCGTCGGCGCCGTCGACGTCAGCGGGCTCCAGCAGGCCAAGCTCGACACCATGCGCGTCGTTCAACTGGCCCAGGGCGCCGAAGCTCAGGTCACCGGGTTCCAGGGCGGCAGCTTCAAGACGAAGCTGTGGCTCCCCGGGCATGGCTCGACGACCAGCGGTGCCACGTCGGCGACGTCGATCCCGACGCTGCTCGCCTACGCGCTCGCGCAGGGCAGCGGCGCGACCCCGCCGGCAGGCACCACGCTGACCGGCGGCACCGCCACGGCGCCGACCACGACCGCCTCGGCGACGTTCACCGCGGGCCAGCTCTGCCGCATCGGCGCGAACGGAGACTCTCGCGGCAACGGCCAGTTCTACGCCGTCACGTCGCACGTCACGACCACGCTGAACCTCAAGACGGGCATGTCCGGTGCGCCGAGCAATGGCGACGTGCTCTACAGCGCGGAGACGATCTACATCAGCGAGCTGCCGTCGACGACCAGCATCACCGGCCTGCGGTTCACGGCAATGTCGGCCAACCTCCAGTACAACATGCACGGGTGCTGGGCGAAGTCGATCTCGTTCGGCATTCCGGTCAACGGCGAGCTGCCCTTCGTCGAGATCGAGTGGGGCGTGTCGCGCTGGACCTACGGCAACGCGACGTTCCCGACGACGACCACGCCCGAGAACTTCGCGCCCGCACCTGGTGGCGGCGCCGGCGCGTCGTTCTTCTTCAACACGTACGGCACCGCGACGCGCGCCACGCGCTCGATCCGCGCGAACACGAACGCGGCGATCAACGTCGCGCTGAACAACATCCCGATCATTGGCGTTGGCAGCGTCGGCACGACCCAGGCGATCGTCGGGTGCCAGCGCGGCCCCGCGAAGATCACCTTCGAGTGGACCGAGGACGCGCCGACGGTCACCACGTCGCCGCAGCTCGAGACCGACTTCGAGACCATCTCGCACGGGCTGCTGACGCTGTCGAACACCGCCGGGACGGCGATGGGCCTCTACATGCCCAAGATGATCCCGACCGGCAGCAAGCCGGTCCAGTTCAACGACGGCGGCATCAACCGCATCAAGTACACGTACCAGTGCGCGGCCGACGAGACGCAGACGACCAACCTCCTGGCGTCGGCGCTCCGCATCGGCTTCGCGTGAGAAAGGCCCCCGCGTGCTCAAGCCCCCGAGCCTCCAGAACGAGTTCGACATCTGGTACAGCGGCGATCCGGCGTTCCATCTGCCGGCCGACGCGAAGGAAGCGGCGCGCCTCGTTCGGCAGTGCCGCGAGACGGGCGACATCTCGCCGATCTTGATCGGCGGCGAGACGCCGACGTTCTTCACTGTCAAGCCGCTGCGCTCGTCGGTGTTCCGCAAGATCGTCGACCGCGTCTCGTCGGGCACGCTCGGCCAGACCGAGGCCGCAGCGATCGCGTTCCGCAGCACGCTGATCGGCGTCAAAAACTTCGGCGACGTCGAGATCCGCATGGTCAAGGATGAGGCATGGGGCACGCTGGCCGCGCCCGACATCGCCGACATGCTCGACGCCCGCTCGCCGGCCATCGTCTCCGAACTCGGCGGGCTCATGCTCGATCGCGCGGTGAGCCCCGACCCAAAGTGATCGAGGGGGTGCGCCTGCTCCCCTGGCTCCAACAGGCGTCCCGCAGCAACCCGGCTCCGGTTGCCCACCTGCTCGACTGTGAGGCATGCATGCGCGAACGACCTGCCGCAGCTCGAGCGCGCATCCGATGCGGATACGTCGAGCCTGCGTCCGACGGATCGGCGTGGTGGCCGCGCGGCTTCCGCGGTTTCGGCTCGCCGCCCGTCGGCGCCACGACGTGCCCGGGCTACACCACGTCGCTCCCCGAGGTCGTCGAGATCTCGCGCCTGCACCTGCACTGGTCGAAGGGCGCGCTTCGCGATCGCGTGCGCCGTCCGACCGGTCACGTGCTCGACATGATCGAGGTGCTGGCCTGCGAGCAAAGCGCCGTCGAGTGGCACGAGATCAAGACGGCGAAGGAGAAGTGATATGGGCCTGCTCGATCTCACCTCGAAGGTCATCACCGAGTACAAGGCCGACATCGGCGACCACAAGGCCAAGATCAAGGAGCTGACCGGCGCGCAGAAGGATCTGGCCAAGGAGGAGTTGAAGGCCGCCGAGGCGCGTAACGCGCAGCTCGACGACCAGATCAAGGGCCTCGCCAAGGTCGGTGTCGCGCTCGCCGGCGTCGCCGCGGCTGTTGCGATCGGGAAAGCAGGCTTCGACGAGTACTCGAAGTATCAGCGTCTCTCGGCGCAGGTCTCGTCGGAGACACTCACGAAGCTCAAGGAGGCCAGCGGCGGGCTGCGGTCCGAGATGGATCTCCTGTCGTTCGCCGCGCGGACGCAGCACGCGACGTTCAAGCTCAACGCCGACCAGCAGGCGCTGACGCTCGAGGCGATGCGCGCGCTGGAGAAGCAGGGCTTCGACACCGAGAAGGTCTTCGAGCAGGTCACCAAGGCCGTCGTCGATGCGAACGGCGATGGTCTGAAGGAGTTCGGGATCTCGGTTGACAACGGCAAGAGCAAGGCCGAGGCGTTCAAGAACGTCATGGCCGCGCTGGCCGACGAGACCAAGAAGGTCGGCGGCAACCTGAACCGGGAGGGCGACGAGGTCCGGCGCATGGGCGTGCAGTGGGACGACGCCATGTCCAAGCTGAAGCGTGCGATCGGAGAGATCGTCGTCGCGCTCGGCCCGCTGCTATCGGTCATTGGTGACATCGGCGGCGTGCTTGCGGACGTCGTAGGCGAGTTGAGCAGCGTGGTCTCGTCGCTCCTCAAGCCGATCACGCTCCCAGGTCAGGTGTCGCTTGGCACAATCATCTCGGCGTCGATGGTCAACGCGCAGACGCGCCAGGCGCTGTCGCAGCAGGCGAGCGCCGATGAGTCTGCATACCTATCTCCGACGCTGGCCGCCTCGCACGAAATCGATCCGCGTATCGCCGCGCGCTACGCGCAGGCGTCGAACGTGCGATGGGCGAAGATCACGGCCGCGCTACAGAAGGCCAGCGACGAGGCGTACGGCAAGGTTTCCAGGGTCGCCGCGCGTGATGCGGCGCTGTCGCGGCGCATTGGCGGATCCGTCGCGTCTGACGGCCTCCTTCGCGAGCCGAAGCCTGGAGAATTCGATCTCGGCGTCGGGTCTGGCATCACGATCGGTGGCTTCGAGGGCGAGTTCGGCGGCACCGGCGAGTTCCAGGGCATGATCGATCAGCGCGGTCGCGACATCAATCGCGGCGCATGGGACTCGTTCTGGAACCGATGGCAGAGCGGCGCCGCGGCCGACGCTCGCCAGACCGGGAAGCTGGAGAAGATCTTCGGACCGCTGTCCGACTTTCAGGCGTACGCGGCCGGGTTCCAGCTTCTCGAGGGCGCGCTTACCTCTGCGTTTACGGCGTGGGTCACCGGGTCCGACTCGGCGCTGAACGCCGCACGCAAGTTCGTGGCCGGGTACCTGCAGAACATGTCAACCCAGCTGTTCGGCGAGGCGCTCAAGGAGCTCGCCTACGGCGTGGCGTACTCGTTCATCCCGTTGCGCGCCGCCGAGGCGCCAGGTCACTTCGCCGCGGCCGCCAAGTTCGCGGCGGCTGCCGCGACGGTAGGCGGACTCTCGATCGCGCTCGGTGGTGGCGGCGGATCGTCGACCACTGGCGGCGCGACGGCTGCGCCAGTCGGAACCGCCTCGGCCAGCGCCAGCAGCGGACAGACGCGGACGACGCTCGTCCTGCTCGGCGACGAGACCGGCGAGGAGTCGCCGCGCCGACGACAGAACCGCGCGGCAGCCGCGCTCGAGCGGGCCCGCCGCGTGACGAGTGCCGACGACGGGGTGATATACGGCTAGCCAATGCCGCGTGGCCGCCTCGAAGGCATCCTAACGCTGACGTCGTCGTGGACGTGCAGCGCGACGAACGGATCGGGCGGCCCGTCGACGTGCACCGTTGCGGCCGGAAGTTACACGGTAACGGAACTGTGCACGGCGCTTCAGACCGCGCTGAACGCTGGCCGGCCGTCGGGCTGGACCGTGACGAGGTCCTTCGGGGAGAGCGGGACCGGCCTCGTCACGATCAACTGCTCGTCGACTCCCTGGGCGATCACGTGGACCACGGCCGAGCTAGGGCAGCAGGTCGGGCACACCGTGATCGGCTCGCGCTCGTCGTCGCTGGCGAGCACGTCGGCCGTCATCGGCCTGTGGCTGCCGGATTGCCCGTACTGGTCGCCGTTCGATCAGGGCGACACCGGCGCTGTCGTCACCGACCTGCACCAGACGGTAAGCCCGACCGGCGTGGTCAAGACGCTGTACGGCAACCAGTACACCATGCAGCGTGGGATCCGCTGGGAAGCCGTCTCTAAGGCGCGCGTGCGGTCGTACAATGCATCGTCGACGCTCGCGGCGTTCGAACAGTGGTGGCAGGCGGTGCATCTCGGCGAGGGATACACCGCGTTCACGGCGGGCTCTCCGATCGCGTTCTACCCGACCGCCGACTCCGACAGTTACACGTCGTACAAGCTGATGGACCTCGGCACGTTCGAGCCGGCGCAGACCGCTCAGGGCTGGGTCGGCCTGTTCCGCGTCGAGTTGCCGCGCATGATCAAGGTGCCGTCGTGACGTCCACGAAGAGCGTCCTCGAGACGGCCGAGGGCGCCGCGATTCAGTTCGTCGCGGTGATCGAGGGCTACGACTACATCCTGACCGACGGCGACCCGGATGTCGCGTTCGCGACCTGGGACGGCGAGTCGTCCAGCGCGTGGGCCGGTGCACTCGGCGGCATGACGATCGACTGGGCCAACATGCGCCAGTCGATCGCGCCGTGGCAGACGCGGATCGAGCCGATGTCGATCACGCTCCAGGTCATGGACGCGACCGGCGAGGACCTGTTCGGCATCGCGACGCACGCCAAGGGGTTGGGCACCGAAAGCAAGCTCGATGGCGACCTGAACACGACCGACACCACCGTCGTCGTCAAGAGCAACTCCACATTCGCTTCGGCGGGGACGCTGCACGTCGGGCAGGAGTGCATCGAGTATGCGGCCAAGGGCGGCTCAACGTCGTTCACGGGGTGCTCGCGTGGCATGCGTGCACCATTCGGCGTGACCGATCCGTCGACGATGGAATGGGCGCGCAATCACGCGATCCCGCGCACGCTGAACACGTCCGAGGTAAAAGCGCCGCCGACGGTCTCGAGTACGCCGCG